TATCATCGTTCGTGCCGTGCGTCAAGCTATGTCTAATATTGTTCCGGGTCCAATGTCAGTTATGCGTTGGATTGAGGATGAGATAGGTTCAGCTATCAAGCGAGGTACAAAGTATATTGAGTGGACAACACCATCAGGTTTTGTAGTGCGTCAACGCTATCAAAAGAAAAAGGTAGAACGGTTAGACTTACAACTACTAGGTAGATGTCAGTTATCCGTTGCAACCGAGGACAGTGACAGTGTTGATCTTTCAAGGCACAAGGCTGCAACTGCACCCAATCTTATTCACAGTCTTGATGCAAGCCTACTACACCTGAGTGTCAAAGACTTCAACAATCCTGTAGCTTTGATCCATGACAGCGTTCTCTCACGAGCAGTTGACATGGACGAATTATCTGCTATAGTAAGGGTAGTCTACATGCACCTCTTTGCGGAGAATGACTACTTACGTGACTTTGCTTCACAAATAGGAGCAGAGACCGAACCGCCGATCATAGGTGACTTACAACCTGAGTCGGTGATTGAATCTACCTACTTTTTCTGTTAACATGTATACAATTTTTGACAGCTTTTTCGCACCACAACAGATTGTTGTTGTAACTGAAGAAGCACTGAAACGAGCTCAACAAGAGCAAAGACTAAAACAAATGAAAGCATTGAACAATCAAATCAACGAACTCACAGCACTTAGAGATAAGGTATCAAGTGAGTACAGAATCAACAGACTAGACGCTGACGGCGAGGAGGCACACGCTGATGCCTAAGAACGTACACGTCACTGATGAAGTAAAACTAGAGGGTTTCCAAGCAGTTCTCGAACCGGGAAAGTTTGGTTATTCACTATCGGCTGTGGTCGATGAGAATCTCATTGACAAGCTAGAAACAGAGCGAGAAGATGTCCTCAAGTGGGCAGAGTCTAAGCTTAAGAATCCTAAGAGAGCTACAAAGAAACCTACACCGTGGGAGGAAGTTGCAGATGGCAAATTCAAAATTAAGTTTTCATGGGGCGAAGATAAAAAACCACCAGTCGTCGATACAGAGGGCACACCAGTTACAGATACAAAGACACCTTTATATGGAGGATCTACAGTTAAGCTTGGTTTCTTTCAGAAGCCTTACATACTCAAAGATGGAGTTACCTATGGAAGTTCTCTTAAGTTGGTTGGTGTTCAGGTTGTCTCAGTTAAATCTGATGCAGCTGGTATCGACACAAGTGAGTTAGACGATAAGGAGGTGGCTGACCTCTTTGGTAAAACCGAAGGGTTCAAAACTTCATCTCCTGATACTTCTAACAACTCAGAGGCAAGTGTCGAAGGACCGGAAGACGACTTTTAGATCTCAGCTCGAAGAGAGGGTTGCTAACCTTCTCGAAGGGCTAGGTATATCGTATGAATATGAATCTACGAGAGTGCCTTATATCATAATGCACCATTACAATCCTGACTTCATCCTACCAAATGGTATCTATTTAGAAACTAAAGGTTATTGGGATGCCAAGGATAGACGCAAGATATTATCAGTCATAAAGCACAATCCAGACATAGACCTACGAATGGTGTTTCAGTCTCCTTACAACAAGATATCGAAACACTCAAAAACAACGTACGCTAAGTGGTGCGAGAAACATGGCATCAAGTGGTGTGCGTTTCACACAATTCCACTCGACTGGTTAATATGAATAATGAATCAGAATTTGTGGCACACGAACCATGTGACAACTGTGGCTCGTCCGATGCCAACAGCTTGTACTCGGACGGTCACAAGTTCTGCTTTGTGTGTCAAAAGTATACACCCGGAGAGGGTGACAGTTTACCACCTACAATGACAAACAATGTTAAATTTCTCGGATCAGCCGAACGGCTGCAAAAACGAAAAATATCAGAACAAACCAACCAGTTCTACAAAATATACAGATACGGAGATACCCTACGCTTTCCATATTTTACAAGCAATGGACTTCTTACTGGATTCAAAATCAGACCCAAAAAGAAAGCTTTCTTCTATGAAGGAGGACAAACCGATGCACTATTTGGACAGCATCTTTTTCCGTCAACAGGAAGACGGATCGTTATCACTGAGGGAGAGTTAGATGCAGCATCTTGTTACGAAGTTATGGCCGGTTGGCCGATGGTTTCACTACCGCATGGTGCAGCCTCTGCGAAGAAAGATCTCCAGAAACAGATCCCGTTTTTACAGGGATATGCAGAGATCGTATTATTCTTCGACAACGACGAGGCAGGGCGTCAGGCCGTTGAATCTTCAGCGGGTATACTACCGTCGGGACGTGTTAAGATCGCTCGACTGGAAGATTACAAGGATGCTTCAGAAGCTCTTCAAGCTGGAGACTCCGAGGCGATAAGACGTGCCATTTGGGACGCAAAGCCATACAGACCTGACGGTATTGTTGATGGCAAAAACCTGCTTGAATTAGTTACTACACCCACCAAAGATTATGACCACCTTTACCCATTCTCAGGACTCAACAAGATGTGCCAAGGCATCCGTTACGGAGAGCTTACAACTCTTACTGCGGGAACTGGCAGTGGCAAATCATCACTCGTCAGAGCCCTTGCAAGTAACCTTCTGTGTGAAGGAGAACGGGTTGGTTACTTGGCGTTGGAAGAATCTAACAGGAGAAGTGCCCTTGGCTTGATGTCAAGTGCTATGGGTAAAGCTTATCACATAGGAGAACATTCACAAGATGAACTTACGAAAGCTTTTAACAGCACTATCGCTAACTGGGACGTTTTTCTTTTTGATGGCTTTGGTTCGTTTGATCCTGACGTCATTTACAATCGGATCGAATACCTTGCCAGTGGATTGGAGTGTCGTATTATATTCCTAGATCACCTCAGTATATTATTGAGTGGACTAGATGGAGATGAGCGACGTATGATTGACCAGACTATGACTAAGCTAAGAGGTCTAGTAGAACGAACTGGTATATCTTTATTCTTAGTATCACACCTACGAAGGAGCAACAGTGACAATAATTCGCACGAGGAGGGAGGACGTGTCTCACTTGGACAGTTACGAGGGTCTCACTCAATCTCTCAAATTAGCGATACGGTCATCGCTTTGGAAAGAGACCAACAAAGTGAAGATCAACGAAATGTTACGACTCTTAGAGTCCTTAAGAACCGTTACTCAGGCACAACTGGTATCGCCACACGACTGAGTTACGATACATCCACTTGTAAATTCTACGAAGATGAAACTCAAACTGAAAGAGTCGAGTTCAACCCGACCACAGATTTTTAAACCTAACCCACCTACTAAGAATCAAATTGAAAGAGCACGATTTAAAGACAAGACCTATTACCCTCCTGTTCGATATAGAGACGAATGAGCTACAAGCTCGTATCAGAGAAATACACTGTATTGTTCTGTATCACGTAGAAGGTAATAAGTTCTACAGGTTCAATGACCAGCAACTATCTCACCCAGTAGTGAGAGCAGTCCAGTATCTGCAAGATGCTGACCGTATCATTGGACACAACATCATCGGGTTTGACATACCCGCAATCAAAGAAGTGTACCCATTCTTCAACCCATTGGGAGAAGTTGTAGATACACTACTATTATCTAGGCTGTATCACCCAAACATGCTAGAACTGGACAAACGAGTTTGCCGTGATATGCCAACGAAACTATACGGACGACACTCTCTAGAGTCTTATGGCCACCGATTAGGTGAGTACAAAGGCGACTACTGCAAGACTGCAGACTGGAGGGAGTGGAGTCAGGCAATGGAGGATTATTGCCAACAAGACGTTGTTGTTACGAAGAAATTATGGAAACATTTCCAACCCTACCTGATTGGATCAAACTAGAACATCAGGTCGCACAAATACTACAAACACAGGAGCAACATGGATGGTATTTTGATGAAGCATCTGCACGGAAACTTGAGGAAACTCTCAGAAGAGAATATGAAGAAGCTTGTCAGCTACTACGAAGGAAATACTCTCACGTTGCAGGAACAGTGTTCACTCCTAAGCGAAATAACAGGACACAAGGTTACATCGCTGGAGCAAGCTTTACAAAACTAAAGGAACTAAACCCCACATCACGAGATCATATTTCATGGATTCTGAAAACGCACGAAGGTTGGCAGACGAAATTGCTGACGACCTCCGGGAAGGCGGTTATAGACGAGACCGTCTTAAAAGAAATAGGAACAGAGACAGCTCTAACGTTTCTGAAATGTCTAAATATTACAAAGAAATTGGGGATGATCTCGGAAGGCGTGAACGCATGGCAGAAGCTATGTACGACGTCTAGCAGAATACATCACCACTGTGGTGTAGCTACATCTACATTTAGATGTGCTCACCGTAAACCAAATCTAGCCCAAGTGCCATCAGATGAAAGATTCAGAAAACTTTTTACAGCAACTCCTACGAAACAAATGGTCTCGGCTGACCTTAGTGGGATTGAGCTCCGCATGCTTGCTCATTACCTTTCAAGGTACGATCAAGGGCGTTATACACGAATACTTACTACGGGGGATATTCACCAAACTAACGCCGACAGAATTGGAATTACCAGACGTCAAGTTAAAACAGTTACGTATGCCTTCCTCTACGGGGCTGGGGATACCAAGCTTGGATACTCCTTCGACAAGCAACTTGCTGAGTCCGTCGCCAGAAAGAAAGGAGCAGAAATAAGAAAGGCGTATGTTGCAGCGATTCCCGGACTTGCTGATCTTTTATCTGCGGTCAAAGATGCAAGTGCTAAAGGTCATGTTAAAGCTATTGACGGGAGAAAGCTTCTTGTCGAAAAGCAACACAAAGCCCTCAACTACTTGTTACAGGGGTCAGCTGCTACCATAGCAAAGCGGTGGATGGTGATTGTGAACAACGCCCTGCCACCTGATGCTTACCAATTATCATTCGTACATGATGAGCTAAACTACGAATGTCTACCAAAAGATGTAGATCAACTACAGAAACAGCTCGAACTATCGGCTACAATGGCCGGTGAATATTATAAGCTAAGGTGCCCAGTCGCAGCAGAAGCTAAGACAGGGTTTACTTGGCATGACGTACACTAACCACCCATGAAACTATTAATAGATGCAGATTTTATCGTTTACAAAGCCTGTGCCGCTGCTGAAACTGAAGTGGATTTTGGCGATGACGTTATTCTCGTCACTTCTAACTTTAGCGACGCCTATCGTGCCGTCAGCATCGAACTATCCAAGCTTAAAAACGAGTTTGGCTCATTCTCTCCTATGATCCTGTTCTTCAGTGACTCTAAGAATTTTAGGAAAAAAATCTACCCCGATTACAAGGGGCATAGAAATCGTAAAAAGCCTTGTGGATACAAACGTGTAATACGAACACTACAAAAAGAAGGAGAGCACGAGGTTCGTATATTACCAAACCTAGAGGCAGATGATGCTATGGGTATTTATGCTACAGAACACCAAGACTGTATAATCGTAAGTCCTGACAAGGATATGAGACAGATTCCCGGTAAGTTGTATGACTTCAAGAGCACTCAAAACATCACCGCTGAAGAGGGATACCAATGGCATCTCATCCAAACACTAGCAGGTGATAGTACAGATGGTTACTCTGGAGTTCCCGGTATCGGAGTAAAGAGAGCCGAAGTTTTATTTAACAAGAAAGGATATCACTGGGACACAGTGGTAGAAGCCTTTGCAGAAAAAGGATTGACTGAAGAAGATGCTTTAACTAATGCAAGGCTAGCTAAAATACTAACGATAGATGATTATGACACAGGAAAACAAGAAGTCAAACTCTGGAACCCTTTGGAGCCCATCAATTACGGTAGAACAGGACTTCAGACTAAGACAAATTAAGGACAAGATAACGAGAGTAGAACATAAAGATTTAATAACATTATTTATGACGATGCAAAGACAGAATTTTGTTTTGGCTAATTGTATTAAAAAATTATCAGAGTTTATTGTAATTTACTAATGTCAGATAAATTAATCTCCCGCACTGGTCGGGTCCAATCATGGTTGGATAACCCAGAATCTAGACTACCTGTCAGTTGCACAGTATTTGTAGTCGAAGACAGCATCGAAGGTCCAAACGGCATCGAGGCATCGTGGAGATTTGCATCCCATGCCCTGCGTTTTGGTGCCGGATGTGCCATCCACTTATCTAAACTACGTCCAGAGGGTACCGAAAATGGTAAAGGTTTAGTTGCATCTGGACCTGTATCCTTTGCAAAAATATACTCAGCTCTTAACGAAACTTTACGTAGAGGGGGTGTATTTAAGAATGGTGCAATAGTGTGTCATTTGGATTTAGATCATCCTGACATACTAAAATTCATCAACGCATCAAGATCAGAATTACCTTGGATTAAGAAGTGTGTTGATATATCTCCATCACATTGGAGAAATGCTAATCGAGAAACTAAAGAGGCTTTACTACATGGAATCAAATCCGGCGACATCTGGCTTAATAAAATCAAATATGACCACGAAGGCAAGCGAATTTTCGGCAACGTGTGCCTTGAAGTTTACCTGCGTTCACGTGGCACATGCTTGCTCGAGCATATCAATCTCGGTGCCTGTAAAATCGGAGATATCCAAAAGGCTTTCACTTACGGTATGTCCGAGTTGTGCCATCTCCATGGCAGGACAGGCGTTGGAGAGTCTGGAGAGTACCTTGAAAGCCAATACGACAGGCAAGTCGGACTTGGCCTGCTCGGACTGGCAAACCTCCTCAGAAGATATAATATAAGCTACGAAGAGTTTGGCCACCAGTTACATAACTTGGAGAGAGGGCTAAGCACAACTGACGTAGCAGGTATGATTGCTACGGAACTCTATCTAGGCATAGAGAAAGCAGCACAGATTGCTAGAAATAATAACATGGTAAGGGCGTTTGCTATTGCACCCACTGCCAGTTGTAGCTATCGCAGTAAAGACCTAGACGGCTTTACATGCACACCCGAGATAGCACCGCCAATAGCAAAAACGGTTGATAGGGACTCTGGAGAGTTTGGAGTACAAACCTACGACTACGGCGACGTTGAGATAGCAAGTGAAGTTGGTTGGGACGCATACAAGCGTGTAGCAGACAACATTATGATATTGCTAGAAAGAACGGGACTCCTTCACGGATACAGCTTCAACTCATGGAGTGATGTAGTAACCTACGACGAGGAGTTTGTAGAAGAGTGGCTTGATAGTCCACAAACTTCTTTATACTATTCTTTACAAGTAATGGGAGATGTTCAAGACAAGTCTGATGTTTATGCAGCCCTTGGTGATGACGTTGACAATTACTTAAAGGACATTCTATCTAATGAAATTACATGTGATTGTCAACAATGAACCCCTACCAAAAACTACTAGACCGCAAAAGGAAGTGGTCCCCAGTACAAACTACGAAAGGAAAACTACGTGAAGGATCAGAAGAAACCATCTACCGTGCTCTTGCTATACGCCATATGGAGCTACCAGTTGGCGAGTTTATTACAGAAGCACTTGAGAAATCAGTTCCCGACACTGCACGAGTATTGCTAGAATCAAACGTCAAAGATGAAGAGAACCATGATTTAGCTCTGACCTATATTACGAACGCACTGGGCGTCGATGAGAAGGCAGAGTACGAGGCTTTCAAGCTACGAGATGCTTGGGAGTCTCACCCAGACCATACAGTATTAAAAGCTTTAGTTGCAGAACGTGCTATATTCTTTGTTTTATTGCCTTTCTTTCGTTTTTGTGGTGATGCTGGTCTCAGAACGGTATCAGCTGATATATCCAGAGATGAGCAAATCCATGTTGCCTGTAATAGCCTCGTATGTCATGATATGGGTCTACGCCCTAGTCAATCTTTGGATAAACTTAGGAAGGCCACAATTAATTGGATATTCCAACCTCTAAGTTCAACAACAGAGGATAAATATTTGAACAGAAATTTTTGGGTAGATTCTAGCGACAGGTTAATGTACGAAGGTAAAGCACCTAACTTAACTGTCACAAAGTCTGCTCGTATGCCCGCCTTTTTTGAACATGCAAACACCAATTTACCAAAGTACTCTTAACATACACTCTGAGAAGCTAGTTAAGCTAGTAGAAGATTTAGAGAGTAAGTTTGGTTGGTCACCAGTCCACCCTAAAGAAGAAATAAATTCTATAATGTATAGAGCTGGTCAAGAATCAGTCGTGCGTTATGTAAAAACACTAATAGATGAAACGTAATGTGTATCTTTAGAAGATCTGCTCCAGTAGCAATGGCTACACCGCAAGCAGTACAACCAAGGAACCCTGACATAGCTCAAGAGTCTAGACTTCCTAGCAAGAAAGACTTACTAGATCCTGATGAAGTATCAGGTGTTCAGTATGGAACAACTGCTAAGTCTGACCCTAAAAATCAAGCACAGAAAACAGGAACCGACGCCCTAAAAATTAATCTTAATACAGGCGGTGCCGGTGATGCTGGTGGTGCAACTGGAGGGCTAAATGTCTAGAGCAAGGGAGAGGTATACTCAACTGCAAACAAATAGAACACAGTTTCTAGACATGGCAGTAGAGTGCTCTGAACTTACTCTACCATACTTAGTTACCGAAGATGATAACTATAAAGGAAAAAGATCCTTACAACAACCTTACCAATCAGTTGGAGCTAAGGCAGTAGTTACATTAGCAGCAAAACTTATGCTGGCTATTCTACCACCACAAACAGCCTTCTTCAAACTACAAGTGAGAGACGATAAGCTTGGTGAACAGTTTGATGCTACAGTCCGTAGTGAACTAGATCTATCTTTCTCTAAAATAGAAAGGTTAATTATGGACTACATAGCTGCATCAAGTGACAGAGTTGTCGTACATCAAGCTTTGAAACATTTGATTGTCTCAGGTAATGCTCTTATATTCATGGGTAAGGATGGGTTAAAACACTATCCTCTACAACGCTATGTAGTTAACAGAGATGGTAATGGTAACGTTATTGAAGTAGTAACTAAGGAATTAGTAAACAGAAAGGTGTTAGGTATCGAGTCGCCTAAACCTCCAGAGCAACCGGTAAACGGAGACTATGGCTCGACAGAAGACGACGCAGAGGTATACACCTACGTTCGAGTGGATGAAGGCAGTGGACGCTGGATCTGGCATCAGGAAGTTGACGATAATGTTCTTCCTAATAGTCGCAGCACAGCTCCCAAGAATGCTTCTCCATGGTTGGTTCTTCGTTTTAATACCGTTGACGGTGAAGACTACGGTAGAGGCAGAGTAGAAGAGTTCATCGGAGACTTACGTAGTCTTGATGGATTATCACAGGCGTTAGTTGAAGGTGCTAGTGTATCAAGTAAAGTTGTTTTTCTTGTGTCACCATCTGCTACAACTAAACCCGGAACACTTGCCAAAGCCGCCAATGGTGCTATAATACAGGGACGCCCAGAAGACGTAGGAGTAGTACAGGTAGGTAAGACAGCAGACTTTTCGACTGCTGCAAACCTTGCTGCACAAATAGAGAGAAGAATACTTGAAGCTTTCTTGGTAATGAATATCAGGAATGCAGAAAGAGTAACAGCAGAAGAGGTACGCCTTACACAGTTAGAACTAGAGAAGTCTTTGGGCGGTTTATTTAGCTTGCTCACAGTTGAGTTCTTAGTTCCATACTTAAACAGAACACTGCTGATACTACAACGAAGTAATCAAATACCCAAGCTACCAAAAGATATTGTAAGACCAAAGATAGTAGCTGGTATTAATAGTCTAGGTAGAGGTCAAGACAATGAAGCACTCACTAGATTTATACAAACAGTTGCCCAAGTATTAGGACCAGAGGCTTTAATGAAGTTTATTGATCCTAGTGAAGCCATCAAGAGACTAGCAGCAGCACAAGGTATAGATGTACTTAATCTTATACGTACCGCTGAACAGCTAGAACAGATGAATCAAGAGGCACAGCAGAAACAAGTACAGCAGTCACTGGTAGATCAGGCTGGACAATTAGCTGGTACGCCAGTTATGGACCCATCTAAGAATCCACAATTAGCAGAACAAGCCGGTGCGGTACTTGAACAATTAGCACCACCACAAGAGTAATTTATGTCAGAAACATTATCATATCAAGAACAGGTACAAACTGAAACTGTGGGAGATAATCTTACAGCTGAAGAGCAAGAATCTTTGCAAGTTGCCGAAAGTCTTGAATCAGGAGAGGATCCAAAAACAAGTGAGGAGCCCCTACTGGCTGGTAAATATAAGTCAACAGAAGATTTAGAAAAAGCTTATAAGGAATTAGAAAGTAAATTAGGTCAACAAGATCAAGATCAAGAATCAAAAGAGGAGCCGAAGGAGACTAAACTTTCCGACGGTGCCTCTTTGATTACCTCTGCCTCAGATGAGTGGCGTGATAACAATGGTAAGTTATCTAAAGAAACCATGTCTAAGTTTAGTGAGATGTCCAGTGCAGACTTACTAAATGCTTACATGGAAGTTCAAGGTAACCCAGAGTACAGCACACTACCCAGTGAGGTAACAGAAGCCTCGATTGCTGATATCAAGCAATCAGTAGGCGGTGATAAGGAGTACGCTCAGGTAATTAACTGGGCAAAAGGTTCTTTACCAGAAACTGCTATTCAAGCCTACGACCAAGTTGTAGAGACCGGAAGTGTTGAGGCTATCAAGCTGGCAGCTGCTGGATTGAAAGCACAATATGAAAACGCTAACGGAGTAGATGGTAGAATGGTACAAGGCAAACCACCCAAAGGAAACACAGACGTTTTCCGAAGTCAAGCGGAACTCGTTAGAGCGATGGCCGATCCTCGCTACGACCAAGACCCTGCATACAGACAGGATATCATGGAAAAACTTGACAGATCCGACATTGATTTTTAGGAGAGCTATGGCTTACGGTTCAAAGAAGAAAACAAAAAAAGTAAAGAAACCCGTTAAGAAAGGGATGAAGTACTAATGCCCGGAAGAGAACCCAACATGGAGGATCCTGCATACAGGGTCTTTAAATCCGAGAAAGAGCTTGATAAGAAAATCAAGAAGAGACCCACCTACAAACAACTAGACATTTTTAGTCAAGACAACGACGGACCAGTATAATGCCTTTAACACCAAAACAAAAAAAGATCGGAAGAGTGGCACCACCACGTGATAAAATCACAGGAGCAGACTTTACAAAACTAAGAGGTAAGAATGGCACCAAGAAAAAGAAAGGGAGTAAGCCTGTCTCTCGGAAGAGGTGAGAAGAGTCGTAAAGGCGGCCTAACAGCCAAAGG